CACCAACATTATCATTTATCATAATCTTGTTGTCTGCTAGTTCACCTTTAGGTTCAATCTCATCTAGATTGATTTTAAGTGTAACACTTCCTCCACAACTTGTATCACTACAAGATGTGTTTATTGTAGTTGTTTCACCAACTGATGCAGAACGAGTCTTGAGGAATAGATATTCTAAATCCATTACTGCAAGGTCATCTACAAACACTTCACCAAATGTAACACTTTCTATAAGGTCTTTAATTGCATTAAAGATTTGTTTTTGGTCTTCACTCTCTTTTGCAATTGAAAGAATCTTTTGTTCTTTAACTAAGAAGGGTCTGTACTTAACTTCCCTTCCACTACTTGGCAACACACATTTATATGTGGGTGTTGTTTGGATTGGTAATCCCATAATTTACTCCATATTGTATTTAACCATTTCCACCAAAAAGATTTGCTAACCTACCTAGTCTACTATCATTTCTTGTCAACCTATCTGCAAATTTCTGTGCAGTTTTGTTGTACCTTCCAAGTGTTCCTAGTGCATCAGCAAAACCTCTTAATGCTCTTCTTCCTTTATTTAGTGCAGACAACTTAGGTGCTGCTTTATATTCCGAAGTCCAATTCCTAAAACTTATAGTACATGAGAACTTCATAATCCCACTTTCACCTTGACTCATTTCTTGAGGTGCAAATGCAGATGGATATGCTTCATTTAGTGTGTATGTCAGTGCTTCCTTATCGTTATGTCTTAATTGTGCTATGTTAACTGTTCCCGAGTAGTCATCTAAGTATGCAAATATAGGATGGGTTGTAGTACCTTCTTGTAATCCTGCATTCTCATAGATAATACTATTCCATGATTCAATCAAAAATCTATCCTCAAATGATGAATCACATAAGAAGGTCAACTCTATAGTTCCACCATCTTCTAATATCTCTCCAGTTACCATATTACGTCTTACACCATATTCAGACCATGGATTGGTTGTTAATTGTCTGCCTGGCAATGAACAACTTTCTACTCGTATACCTTCTAAGGAGAAACCGAGTTTAGGACAATGAATATCAACAGAGAATCTATTGCTTCTTGCACCTTGGTCAAAGTTGAACTTGAATTTATCTATTGATGTTCCCATTAAAATTGTTTCCTACTGTCTTTGTAAACTGTTAACGTATTCGTGCCCTTTCCAAATCTTGCACTTGGTAATTGTGAAACCAAACTCCAATGTATGGGTAGAACTCTTTCTAGTTGTCCGTCAATATGGGATGTTAGGTATCTTTTTACACAAGGTTTCCCATACTTGAACCTCGATACTTTACTGATTAGACCATACGATAATTTAAATCGTGTTTCACTATCTAATTCTTCATCACTAATTAAGGTGAAGAGTTCTTCCAATAGTATTGCTCTGTACTTGGGTGCAATGTAATGTAAGTTCAACCCTATAAAACCATTGTTAGTAAAATCCATTGGAATCACTAAAGGAAATCTATCGTAATACGGTAGAACGTCTTTATACAATGCATCATATACAAACATATACATGTGTCCTATGATATCATCTCTTACATTATCAGTTTCAGTTTCTGCTCTAAGTAAGTTCATGTTCTTTAACTTAGACCTACTCATTTTCTGAAGTGTTTTCTTAAACCATTCTATTCCTTCTTTGGAATTAGACTCTATGTCTGCAGGTTTAGATAATAGTACGTCAGTAAAGATTCCCATACTTCTATTTATGTCTTTAGGTTAAATCGTCTTCAGTTAAAATACGAAATTTATACTTTCTATCTTTACAATACTGGTCTGCTGCTTTGAACTTTGCTTCGTTGACTGCATAAGTGGTAATCTCATTTAGATACTTCTTAGTTTTTCTTTGTTGGGGTTTGGGTGGCATCGTCTGTCTTTTAGGTTTGACTTCGATTATTTCTCTCATAATCTTTCCCGTTGCACTTTTATACTTGATAAAGAAGTCGGGAAAGTACCTATGCACTCTTTTATCAAGTGGTGATATGTAAGGAATCACTATTTCTTCACTATTCCATTCTAAAATTGCTGGGGACTTATCACAATATATCATGAAGTTTCTTTCCCATGACGACCTATAGAAGATTTTTGTAGAATCTCCTTTATACTTTTTATAGTTCTTCGGTTTGAACCTACCCTTATGTTGCATAAATAGAAGTGTACATAATTAATTTAATACTATTTATAGAGATTCTCAATGGCATCTATCGACAAACTAATTTCAAAAATCAATAAAGCGAAGTCTGCTATCAATTCTTTCAAAGGTATTGCAAGTAAGTTCAGTAGTAAAAACTTCACCTCTGCATTAGATAAACTTGGAGAAAATGCAGAAAAGGCAAAACGACAATTAGAGAGTCGAAGGAAAACACTTGAAGCAAGTGTTGCAGGGAACAAAGCAAAATATAAATTAGACCATCCCGATGTCGATAGAGGATTAGAAGAGTTAAAGTATCCACTGAAAGATGATTTGGATAACTATATTGTTTTCTCAACAAGACTTAGAGCAAAACGAGAAGGAACTAATGCTCAAAATATATACGGTGATACTGGAGTAGAAATTGCATTGTATGTTCCCGATGGATTATCATCAACATCACAAGTTTCTTTTAGTGGACAGGACTTTGGATTTGGTTCTAGAACAATCAATGAGATACGAGAAGCAGAAGGTTTCGGTGAGACCATTGGAGAAACAGGTGAAGCAATCAAAGCCATGGGTGCAAAGGCAATGAATGCATTAGGGAATAAATTGACTGGTGGTATAGGAAACCTTAGAGATGGTAGAGCAGTCAATCCTATGCAAGAACAAACACTGGAAGGAGTTTCATTTAGAAGTTTTGCATTTGAATACGAGTTCTGGCCGAAGAGTCAAGAAGAAGCAGATGAGATTAATAAAATCATGTATGCATTTAGAACTGCTATGTTGCCCGATACCTTTGGGTCTAGTGATGAGAATGATGTAGAGAACTTCTTTAACTATCCAAACATATTTGATGTAGAATTTGAAGGGCCGATACGAAATGTCTTAGATGGTTTTTTACCTATGGTGTGTACCAAGTGTGACATAGACCATTTCAATGGACAAAAGTTTGCAGTCTTTGAGGGTGGACAACCTATCTCTTCTAAAATGTCATTAGAGTTTGTAGAAATCAAAATATTATCTCAAGAAAATTATCAACAAATTTCTCCATTAGGAGACAAATCAATTAAAGGAATGCCAAGTATTGTTGATGATTATTCTAATGAGGCAGATGTAGTAAAACCTAAAATTAGTAGTGGAAGTGGGAGAGGATAATGTCAAATAAATATTTTAGTAATTTTCCCGAAATACAATACACCTTAAACACTGGTAAGATAATTACTATAAAGGATTTCTTTAGAAAGTCTATTATAGAAAGAGAGTCGGTCAATAGTTATATTGAATATGCAAAATATGAAATCTTAGATGGAGAAAGACCTGATGCAATAGCATCTAAACTCTATGGAGACTCACAATTACATTGGACATTTTTCTTAGTTAATGAATTAGAAAACTATTATGATTGGCATATGGACTCTGAAACATTTAACAATTACATAAAAGAAATGTTTGAGGGTCAATCACTTACTGCAACAGAAATATCTGATATCATAACATCTGATTCTAAATTTCTTGTTGGAGAAAAGATAACATCTAATACAGGTAATAGTGGTAATGTATTAGAAGTTGATGGTGCTGAGAAACGACTTACTGTTAGTGGTGTATTCTCAACTGGAGATGTTGTAACAGGTTCTAGGAGTGGTAAGTCATTCACAGTTCAGTCTGTAGTAGACCATAAAGATGATGTTGCATATTATGAGAATGCAGACGGCATCAAAAGAAATTATGGTGGAAGTGGTTGGAATCAAGTCTCCCACTATGATGATGAGTGGACAAAGAATGAGTCAAGAAGAACCATAAAAATTATTAAACCCGAAAGGATTAAAAGAGTAGTATCAGAATTTGAACGTGTGATGTCATAATGAGTAATTTTCAATCAGGTGAATTTCAATTAGAGTCTTTAACTATTGTCAACTCTGAAAAAGAGTCAGTAGACTTATCTACAGATTTAGCAATTAATCTTAGATTATATGAATCCATCTATAGTAAATTTGTAACTGGTGATGTTTCTGTTTTAGACGGACTCAATCTATTAAAGAACTTTAAATTTACAGGTCAAGAAAGTTTAACAATTCGTATGAGACAAAAAGAAGGAGTTGCAGACTTATCTTCAAATGAGTTTTCGATTGAGAAGACATTTAGAATTTATAAAGTTGTTAACATACAGAGACCATTGAATAATACATTAACATATCAATTAAAGTTCTGCGACCCAAGAATGTTTTCTGCAAGGACAACTAGAATAAGTCAAACTTTAAGAGGTTCTTATACTGATATGTTATATCAAGTGTTACAAGACCCTAAAGGTGTTAACATTAAACCAAATGAAATTGAGTCGTGGGAAGAGACAAGTCCTGATAAGATGCAATTCATATGTCCTAATTGGTCAGTTGCAGAACTTACAGACCACATAGTATCAGAAGCATCTGTTGGTGGAGGAGAACAGTCATGGAAAAATGGTATGTTCTTCTTTCAGACAATCAACGGTGGATTTAGATTTACAAGTATAGACACAATGTTCTCAATGGAGTTCCCATTAGTATTCTCATATAAACCAAGAAATGCAAATATAAAAACTAAAGATATGGACATTAATGATTACAGTGGTCTGAACACTGAAATTATGCATGTAGAAAAACCAGCTCAGTTTGATACACTTAGAGGTGTTCTGAATGGTGCATATGCATCATCAATGAAAGTATATGACCCTATAAGAAAACTAGAATCTGATATTGTATATGATATGGATGAAACATTTAAAAGAGGACAACATGTTTCAGGATTCCCTTTGATAAGAACAAACATTGAAGAACAGACAAATACTGCAGACGTACTAAAGGACGATTTCACCCCAGCAGATTCGAAAGAGTTTACAAACCATCTCTCAATGAATAAAGCATTTGAAAGTGTAGTGTATTATGACTGTAGTAATGCACATGACTTTGACAATGCAGAAAACCTATCAGACAACGAAACATTTCAAACAGATGTTATTAGAGATAATGCAGTACTAGAAAGGAAAGGATTATTAGAAACACTACAACAACATCGTATTGTTGTTACCGTACCTTTAAGAACAGATTTGACAGTTGGTCAAATCATAAGGTTAAACATACCTGAACCTGAATCTCAACAGTCTAAGCAATCAACGAAAGATAACCTAAATGATAATAGATATTTAATAATAGACTTATGTATTAATGCAGACCCTATTCACAATAGAGGTGTTTGTTATTTAGAATGTGTTAAAGAAAGTTATGCAATGGATATAGAAAGTGCAGAAGTAACAGACACAATTCCTAGGAGTATATAATGAAAACTTTTTATGGTATAGTTGAAGACAGACAAGACCCTCTAAAGATTGGTAGAGTCAGAGTTCGTTGTTATGGTATCCATACAGCAAACAAACAACTTATTGCTACACCCGACCTTCCATGGGCTCAAGTGTTACTACCGACTACCTCTGCAGGGTTATCGGGTTTTGGAACACAACACGGACTTGTGGAAGGTTCTACAGTATTTGGTTTCTTTAGAGATGGAGATACGTGTCAACAACCAGTAGTCCTTGGTTCAACTGCAGGTATTCCACAAGTAGGATATAAGGAAGGACTTGATAAGAAACTTATAGAACGAAAAGTTAAGACAGGTTTTAATGACCCAAGAGAATTAACCGTTGCAGATTATGAAGAAACACCTGATGGGCCGAATCCAAAACAAGATGCAAGAAGAGGGTTTGGGTTAACCACTGCACTAGACACTGCACCAACTAAACCTGAAACCCTTGAAATCAATTATGATGGAACAGGTTCTAAAATTACAAATCCAACAGTCACCGAACTTCCAAAGTATCCATTATACATAGAAGAGTCAGACCTATCCAAGTTTGCAAGAGGTGAGGGTGATTACACTTCAAGAGACACTAGTAGTGCAAATGGTATTCCATCAAAAGCAAAACCAGTTTATCCTTACAACAAAGTTTTAGAATCTGAATCAGGTCATGTGTTGGAGATTGATGATACACTAGATGCAGAAAGAATTGCAGTAGAACATCGTTCAGGCACATTCCATGAAATACATCCTGATGGAAGTCAGGTAACTCGAATCGTAAACGACAATTACACTGTAGTGTGTAAAGACGATGAAGTGCATGTCGGTGGCAAAGTAAATGTTAAGGTGCTTGGAGATGCAACATTCGATGTTGGTGGAGATGCAAAGATTACTGTTGCAAAGACAACTGCAATAGAGTCTACAGGAAACCTATCAGTCGTTGCACCACAAATAAGTTTAGATGGTACAGTTATTAAGTTGAACTCATAATGGCAACAACCTTACCTACAATACCAAATACATTTCCATGTCCCGATGGTACAGTTATTAATCTACCATCTAAGGCAGACTTAACAAATAGTATTGCAAAGATTGGAGACATACCCAGTCAACTAAAAGTATATCTTGTAACACATGCAGACGAGATAGAAGAAGATGCAAAAAAGGATATAGAAAAGGTCATAGAAGATGTAGAAGGTTTTATGGATAAACTTGCAGATATTGCTTCTCCTTATTGGGAGAAAGGGAAAGTTCGTAATTGGGGCAAAGAAGCAAGAGAAGCTGTAGAAGAAATGTTACAAGAGTTTCATATCTATGTTCCAGTGAAGATTATGGAACTGATAGGAGATATAATTCCAGTATCCTTTGAGGTTACTATCTTAGGAATAGAAATAGACGTACTTAAAATCTTAACTAAAGAAGAACAAAAAGATATCAAAGACCAAATAGGTGCAAAGGTAGATGAGTTTTATGCATTGATTCCCGATGAGTATAAATGTTTTGACGGGGACTTTGGTATAGAATGTGATGAGTGGAAAGCAAAAGTTACATGGAAGTATCTAAAAAGTGAAATCATGGATTGGGTGTCTAACTCTTTATTCAAGTTAGGAGAGAAACTCATAAAGAAGTTTAAAGAGATATGGGATGCATTAGGTCTTCCAAGTATACCCGACATATTTGATTTTGATTTAGGTGCATTAATCAATCAATGGAAGGCAGAAGCAGAAGCAAAGTATGGTAAGGGGTCTAAAGACTATAGAGAGTATATCAAAAAGAAACTTGAAAATCTATCCATAGCAGGGTTTAGTCTCTCTGATATTACAGGTGGAGACATTGAGTTAAGTGTTCAGTCTTTAGATGATAAGATTAACGAAATGATTTCAGACTTTAGAGATTTTAAAATTAACTGGAAGAAGAAACTGCTCTTGGAGTGGACAGAAATTGTAGAAAAGTTCTTTAAAGCAATAGGACTTGGTAAGATATTTGATTTTATCAATTTAACATTTTGTGATTTGTTAAAACTTATAGGTTTTCCTCAATCAATCGACATAACAGTTCCTAAGAGTGTATAAATAGTATTATGGCAATAGATGTAGTAAACAATGCAAAGGTAGTTGCAACCAAAAACAATTATAGGGACTTGGATTTACTTTTCAAAGCACATCCAATAACTGGAGATGTTACAACTAGAAGTGATGTCGAAGCAGTTAAGAGGTCAGTTAAGAATATCATATTAACAAACAATTATGAGAGACCATTCAAGCCAGGGTTTGGTGGTTCTATAAGAGATTTACTATTTGAATTGAATACTGCAAGAAAGATAAGAAAGGTTGAAAAAAGAATAGTAGACATGTTAGAAACATTTGAACCTAGAATCTCCAACATACAAGTAAGAGTCGGAGATACCGATACAAATGCAGTTAACATGCAAGTCTTTTACACTATTAAAAATACAGAAAGAAAACAAGAAGTAGATTTCAAAATAACAAGGGCAAGATAATGGCAATTAAGAGTTCACAAATAAACATTACTGATTTAGATTTCGAAAACATAGCAGATAATCTTAAATCCTATCTACAAGGACAAGACCATTTAAAGGATTATGACTTTGAGGGTTCAACCATGTCAGTGTTAGTAGACCTT